CTCCGACTTGTCCACCTGATCCTCCTCGTTTGATCTGCTGGAGCTTCTGCTCCTTCATCCCGTCGATGGCGTCCTGGATCATCTCCAAGTCCCGTACGTACGGGAGGTAATCCTGGGTCTGCTTCTCCCCGAACGACTTGAAGACGTCCTCCATCAAGTTCGTAGCCCCCACGTAGAACTTGGTCGCCACTTGCTTTATCTCGGGGGGTGTCTGCGGGTTGAAGACCAACGGCAGGATGCCGAAGATTTCCTTCCCATACTGCGTGTACAACTGCGTCAAGGTCAGCTTGACCTGGGTCTGTGCGTCCTTGGTCTGCTCTGGGTCGGTCGACTGGACCTGGAAGTGGAACGTCGAAGGGATGTCCTCCACCTTGAACTGCGTCAGGACGTTCTTGACAAACGGCTGGTCCTCCTCGGGAAGCAACGCGATGAGGTTCTGGGTCCGATCGGCGTTACGGATCAACTGGTAGGTCATCAACTGCCCCATCGCCCCGAAGGACTCATCTACGCCACCCTTGATCGACGCGAACATCTTCGACCCCTGCGACGCGAGGAATTGGGTTCCTCCGAACGTCGTACGGGCTGACGTAGCACGGCTCTCATACCCCATCATCGCATCCGAGGCACCTGTGACGCGCTCCGCGTACTCCTTAATTATCATCTCCGCTTGGATGGTGCCGTAGCCGATGTCGGGGAACTTGACGGGGAGGAAGTCTTCGCGTGGGTTATCGACGCTGATGTTCTTCAGCGGGTGGAAGTCCTCGTCGTCTCCAACCCCAGAGCCGCGGCGGGTAACAAACATCTGGAGCATCGCGAGCATCGTCCCATCAACGCGCATGTTGTGGAGGGCCTCGATCTCGTCCTGGGCATGTTCGACCATCCACCCCACGCCAATGCCGTACAACTCCCCAGGCCGCGGGATGTACACCAGCTTGATGATGTCCCGTACGCCAAGGTCGTTGAACTCCGACCGAAGGATCGTCTGGCTGATCGGGTCGAACCACACCTTGATATCCTCAGGTGCCCCATCCCCGTCAACGTCCCAGAACAGGTACGTCTGGAAGACGTCGTAGACGCCCGTGTCTCCCGTAGTCGGGGTCAACCCCTGCTGAGCCATCTCCGCTTGGCGAGCGTCAGTGATGTCGTCTGACGAGCGGGTGAGGACTTTATCGACCTTCTCCTGGGGGTACACCCCATCAACCACCCGTTGCTTCAGTTCGTAGTCGTACAGGTGGGTGCGGATGGCGATCCACGGTGCCTTCTGGATGTCGCCCCAATGAGACCGCGTACCGAAGTCTTCGAGGTTGATGGGGATCACTTGGGGGCAATCGCGGCTTATCTTCGACACAGCCTCAGGCGCTCCGCCCGGCGACTGCCGCTTGAAGTTCCAGCGTTCGATAACCCAAGGGATCTGGACGAACTGGGTCCCCATCGAGGCCAACTCGTACAGGATGTGGTTCAACGCTCCGCGAAGGTTGGCGTGGTAGGGTGACTCAGCCAACAGCCCCAAGAACTTCCCCCACGACACCGCTTCGTTGTTGTAGAGGGGGTCCTGGCTGTCGACCTCCCACGCGGGTTTCTTGTCACCCGTCGACGCCTTCAGCATCGCGTAGATGCCGTTGGTGTTGTACATCGCCAACGGCGGGCAGACGTTGGACGCCCCCGGCCAAGGGAACGTCTTGGTTCGCTCGGCAGGCCGGGCCTCCCGCTGGCGCCTCCACTTCTTCCAGTCCTCCTCCATCGTCTTTCGTTCCTTGCCGCCGAAGACGTCTTGGATCTCCACCGTGAGGTAGTCGATGATGGCTTTCTCCATCGTCGGGTCGGTGATGACCGAACCTGCGGCTATCTCCGCGGTTACGAGGGGGTCCTGGGGTCCGGCCTCGCCTACAGGCGGTTGCGTATTCACGTCACTCATTGGTTACCTCCATCAATAACCTGCTCTGTTACTGGTACGTCTCATCCATCTCTCCTTTGAACGTTTCTTCGCTTCCTTGGCATCCCCACCCTCCGGTACCACGCGCTTTGTTACTGCCGTAGCGAGGGCGTCGAGGAAGTCTTTGCGGCGGGACTGGGGGAACCCCACCAACTCCCCATTGAGGAGCTTCTGTACCGACTCGACCGCGTACAACCCCTTCCGTTCAAGGAGCGGTTGGAGGGCGCTTCGTATACGAGCGTCCTTGTCAGACGACGAGGCGAAGGGGCGAAGGTTGAGGTGGATCTTCCGCTTCTTCTCCTCTTCGCGTAGGAACGGTGCCAGCACCTTGAAACCGGCATTGGACTCCAACCACGTCACTTGGAGGGCATCCTTGAAACGCTTCTTCGCTTGGAACAACCAGTCGAAGAACTTCGACGGCGCAACGAAGTCAGCGTTACCGTCGACAACGACAACACGGTCGTCAGGTGTCGTGGCGATAACAGCGTTGGCGCTCCTCGACGTCTTCGCGGAGACGTACTTCTCTGTCGCCGCGGGATCGCCTGCTTGGCTCAAATAACAAGCCGAGAAGGGGTACATCAACTCCTTCTCCCCCTGGTTGATGAATAACGTCCACTCCATCGACCCGTTGTCGTAGTCTAACGTAGCGGGGAGGGCCTCGTACGCTACCAACTCTGCGAGGCCCGATGAGGACGGTTCGTTGAGGTACTGTGTTACATACGTCCAGTAGTCGGTCTTCCTCAACTCCTCGAAGCCTTCCTTGGTGTACTGCTCGGGGTAGACGACCTCGCCGTCCTCTTCCGCCTTCCGGTAGTAGACGCGCCACTTCCCTTCGGGGTTGGGTTCAAACCCAAGCATCGGGTAGCCTTCGGCTGAGTGGGCCTGCTTGAGAATCGAGGCGTAGACGTCATCGTTGGCGTAGCGGGTACCAACGACGATGACCCTACCGGTCTTCATGGAGGAGAGGAGGGGCTTTTCCGACGCCCAGAACCAGTTCTCCGTCTGGAGCATGACGGCATTTCCGCCACGGTTGGCGTTAAGGGCATTAAGCCCTATCATGTCATCAACGATATGGAGATCGTAATGGTGTCCTTCCGAAGCCCCTCCCACACCCCCGTACTCTAAGTTACCTTCGCGATACTTTTTGCCACGGACCGCCTTGGGGAACGTGAGGATGGTGTTATTCCACCCATCCCAGTCCCCCGTCGGGACCAACTGCGGCCACAACGCCTTAACGTAGTCGTTCTCCTCGAAGATCGACTTCACGGACTTGAGGAAGTCCTGGGCTTTCTCTGCAATTGCATTCGTGATGCGGATCCGTATCGACGGATCCCGGGTCATCTCCCACGCAGACCCGCACTCGGTCACGATCGACGACTTATTGTGCCCCCTGGGGAGGTACATCGCCCCCCTACACCCCGGCTCCAGCAACGTTTGGCGGTAGTTGCACATCCCAACGTGGAGGGTGTCGTTGATAAGGTCGTACGGACCCGAATCCCCCGCAACAAACTTGGTGTAGAACCACAAATTGACCAATGCGGCCTGTCGGATGACGTCCAGGAACCCCTCATTGGTGGGAAAACGGCCCGTCGACACCTCTTTCAACACCTGTTCCAGCGCCAAGAGGGCGTCAGGGGCGTCGAACATGGGTGCGAGGGGGTGTGGGGACACCAAAAGGGGGGGTTTGGAGGTCATTCGGGGTGTTTCGGGTCCTCCGGATCCTCGGGGGGCTCGGTGGGGATGGGCGGGACGTCGTCATCCTCGTCTGGGGGGGTCTGTTCGAGGGTCATCCGGAGCCCGTGGCCGGTGATTTGACGCCCTGTTGCGTCCGGCAACCACCCGAGGAGGCCCTTTTTCGGCTCTTTAGACGTCAATGACGTCCTCCTTCCGCCCTACCAACACCTTCGCAAGGCCCCCAACGAGGCTTTTCATCTTCTCCGGGGCGAGGTTGAGGGTGATCCCCCCCACATTGGGACCTACCTTCCCCTTCCGGCCGACCAACTCCTGGACATCCGCGGCGGCCTGGCGCCGGACTTTGGCGTCGGGGTCGACCAGGAGCCCCTCGTAGACCGACAACGAGAGGGGGTCGAGGACTTCCTTGATGTAGCGGTCGCCCTCCGAGGCCGAGGGGAGGGCCGGTGGCGCTCCTCCAGCCACGTCCAGGGGTCCTCCAAGGGGTGATCCCACGGATCTGGTAGGTTCGTCGGCCACATCTTCAACCTCCTGGGGGTCGGTGCTGGTGTTCATAGCATCAGGATAGTAGCACTGTGATACCTTGTCAAGCAAAAACGTCAGGGAGTAGGGGTCTCTGCGCAAGGGGGCGCGGGAAAAATAGGGTCCCCTTCAGCGGGCGAAGAGGAGGTGGGGTTGAGGGGGGTGGGTGGCTTCGGCCGAAGGCAATGCGTAATTGAAAAATGGGCTCGCATTGGAGGGCGCCATTCCCCCAGCCGCGCTTGGCATCTTCGCAATGGGGGTGTCGGCCGCATCGGCGGCCGATGCTACCACCACGATAGTAGCACTGTGATACACTCGAACCAAAGGCCGCCCCCGCTCACCACGGGGGCGTGTACTACGTCAATAGGACACTACGGCGCGGCCCCTCGCTATCAGCCGCATCGGTCGAGGTCGCTCGGGGCGGCTCCATTCGAGGATACTGGATCGAGACGCATGATCGACCATCCATCGGGCTGTACATACGTCAAGGCCACTCCGTACGGCACTTGCTATGATGTAGAGACCGCCTGTCTCTATCACGGGGCGCCGTAGGTCCCTATAGGACAGCTCGGCCCCCTTCCCATCGTACCACGGCATACGTGCCTCCCTTCTATTGGACATGCTCCACGTCTTTGATTGACCCGATGCACCCGCCAACGGTACAGCGTACCCAGAGACGGTTGTTGACGTCGATGGTCAACGTCACTGCTTCACTGCCGCAGTAGAGGCAACAACGGCCCCTCCCGTGGTGACGGTGCCGTAAGGCGCGGATGCGCCGCGCCAAGGCGACCGTTTGCCCCTTCGCCGTCCTACGGCGTCCGTTGACGATAGCGCGTGTTGTTCCCATGGTCTCTCCGTTGATTGGCTCTCCAGAGGCTGTCTTGGCAGTCGTCATAGTCGGAATCGTGTACCATCGTGGTATCCTCCGTGCCCCTTACGTAGCAAGAATCGTGCCCACCACGCCCCGACGGCATCGAAAGTTGCCATTATTGGCATTATTGATTCTGTATGAAATCTAATTCCTTGCTACGTAAGGGAGTTATACAAAACATACGATTATGAGGGGCATCTCCGCGCCCTCCCTCCCTCCCCTCGACGAATGGCGAAACGTTCCGTCGCCTGACGCAACGCCGTCCACCGAGACCCCCTTCCCCCCGTCTGTCTTCTATAAATATATAATATATATAAAAGAGAAGAAAGGGGCGGAAAAACGGCCTTTTTGAGTTATGCGTTAAGATATAAGTCTCCGTAATCCTTGCCCCGTATCAACTTACGTACTGCGATATCAGCGGCCCCCTCCGCCACCTCGCACGTTTCCTTCTATAGTAGTGTTGGTTGCACCTTCCAACCAACCCCGCCCGCTGGGGTTCGGTCACTGTCTCCAAAAACTCCACTGGGTCAATCTGCCCCAGCGTGACTCTCCAATATCTCCACAAGTGAGTCAAAATCACCCGCTTTTCCCCTCTATCACTGTGATAGTCGAGTCACCTTGACCCATCGCCGTCAGCCCTAACGCATTGCCGTCCACTATGGCGACATTTTATCTCTTTCTCCCGCAACGAATTGTCGTCTTTTTTTGCTTTTTTCTCCCTTTGGCACGCCGTTTGCTAAGGGGAGGCAAGCACGAAAGTGCCCGCCCCTCCCGCATGGGAGTTGGCACCAACACTTCAGGAGGGCCGACAAGCTACGGTGTCTGCCTAACGATCGGAGACACCATGGACGAATCACTCAAGAGCATCCTTGCCATGACGGCCGAACAGCGTGCGGCGCTTGTTTCGCTTGTCAAGACGGCCAACACGCTTCCCGCGCTCAACGTCGCGGAAGTGGTGGAAGGCAACTACAACGGGAAACCCTGCCCCGTTTTGCAGCTGGAAATCCCGTTGTTCTATCCCGGCACCCCGCGCGGCAAGGACGGCGGAGCGATCCTTTCGAGCACAGGCGGTTTCGGCAAAACGTTTCCGCTTGCAACGCCGAACGGCAAGAGCATCGGCGTTCACTTCACGATCTGGACGGGGCGCGGAGAAACCGCTGACGGTTGATCCCACCGTACCAACAAAAAAAACGAAGCACCCTAACGGACCGTAGCACGTTAGGGTGCTTTCTTTTGCCCCCCTCGGTAGTGTACTACTGCATTAGTACACCACCGCACTACTGTACCACGACACCACCACGCCAACAAAAAACGGCGTGTTTCTGATAGGTCGTAGATCCGCTTTACCAACATCGTCGATCCAGGAGCCTCGGCTCGCCGCTGTAGACGCTCCTTGCGGTCCTTCGCCGCACCAACAGCCGCGGCCTGAAGCCCTTGGTCTCTCTCGTAGTCGCTCCTTACCAACAACGTCAACAGGAGGTCCTATGGATACCCCAATGAATCTCAAGGTTACCGTATGGCACGGTGAGGCTCACAGCCTCTTCTACATCTACGACGACGACAAAGGTGTCGTCGCTTCGTGCCGCACTCGCCCCGA